ATGCCGAATCCGCTTCATCAAGTACCGACAAAGCTGGGGCGGGAACCGCTAATTGATGCGGTTTTTGAGATGCGTTTCTCTTCAGGCGTCGCAGTGGGAAGTATATTGCCAGGCATTCTATTCAGCGCATTGCAAGGCAAAAAAAGCATAGAGCCTACTCCAATTATGTCTATGCCCAAAGAAGTTAGGGAAATGGACCCGAACTTGCGCTTTGCCCCGTTATTTAAGCTTGGCTGGGATAGATATTGGGTTTTTGTAGGCGACAACTCTTGCTCTGTTTCGAGCAAACTCCCCTATGCTGGATGGAGCAATCTAAGAAGCGCTATCTACGAAGTTATGTCCATAGCTTGCAGCTCCGGCTTAATTGACTCTGTCAATAGATACTCCATGAAGTACATTGACATTATTAGTCACGAATTAGACCTACCCGCCTCTGAGGTCTTCACGCTAAATTTAGGCATAGGTGATAAAACCACCATCAATGACTACGAGATTCGCGTCTCTTTTACGCAGAAAAATTTTGAACACTCTATAAGACTTATATCTGACGCCACGACTCAATTGATCGGCGAATCGAAGCCACGACAAGGAAAAGTAATTGACATAGACTCTTTCGCCAATATTGGCGGAGAGTCTGCAGAAATTTTCCTAGCTAAAATCATTGACCGTTCCGACGAAATTCATAAGGCAAGCAAAGAGATCTTCTTCGAGTGCCTTTCGGAAAGAGCATTGAACTGGTTGGAGCCAAGCTATGAGTAGTTATCAAGTTACCTCATCAGAGAAAGCCACTTGGACCATGATGATGCTGCTTGGCTTCACCGCTATACAACAGGCTACCCCTCCCACGCTAGAACCACTTCAAGGAATAGAAATGGCAAGCAATGGAGTTATACATAACAATTATACGAATTATACCTATGATTTTTCCTCATCGGTTAGCGCATCGTTGCATACGGATGAACACCTAAGCTTAGAAGCGGCGACATCTGCATTCTCCAGTAGGTTGGCATCGATGCAGGAACCTCTTGAGTACGAGTTCTCCAAAATACTGAGCGATAATTTTTTAGATCTTCTCGCATAAGAATCAGTAAATGGATATAGATACCTTCAAGGTTGAAGATTTTTTCCCGTACTATCTAACCCAGGAGCAGAAAACTGGATTAGCAGACGCGTTTAGACAATTTTCTCCAGACAGCAATATTTACACAGACCTGTTTGCCACTGAGATACTGCAGGGCGATTGCTGGGAGAACGTACCTTATTTTGATTACAATTCATCGCAAACAAGAAAAGTCAAGGGGGTCATACTCTCCAACTCATGCGACATCGACCAAGACAACAAAAGAGATCTCCCGGTAAATGTAACCTTTGCCCCGCTCGTATCTTTTGATAAATACAAAGCCGCCCTTGAAAACTCACAAAACCTTAGTAGAGAGTCAATAGACCAGAAGCTTAACGCCATTAAAGAACAAAGAATTACCAGCCTGATATTTTTCCCCGCAGGGGCTTCACTGCTAGAGGACTGCATTGCAGTATTAGACAGTGTGTTTTCGCTACCTTTAAAACTTTTTCTCCAAGAAAAACCCGAGCACAAAAACTTTACTCTGAATCAGCTTGGTCATTTCCTTTTTGCATTTAAACTGTCTATCCATTACTGCCGCCTTCATGAAGGGCTGCATCGTGAAGTCTGAAGAGAAAAACCATTAAACCTCACAACCTCTTCCCCGATCAGCTCATTGACCTGCTGCAGGCGCGCCTGCATTGGTTCCAGCTCCAGGCTGGCCCAGACCGCCGCCGCATCACTGATGGACCCGAACCCACCAGCGTTCTGCGGCACCACCCCCATCATTTGCGGATAGACCCGTAGACCGGCGAGCTGGTCGTCGCGGCTGATGTTCTTGATCGAGCCGAACTCGTCCTTGGCTGCGACCTCGCTGACCGGAATCAGTTGGATCCCCTCCTTCTTCCCGTTCGGCGCATAGACGAACAGGTTGCGGAAATTGCCCGGCCCCTTCGCGGTCTTCAGCGCCGTGCGCAGCGCGTCGATGTCTTCCTCGTTCTGTGCGGCGTCGGTCATGTAGAGGATGAATCCAGCGTGGCTGCCGTTGTTGTAGTACTTGCGCCGGAACAGGGTGGCCGACTCGTTCAGCAAAGCGCTCTGTAGGGCGCAGAACCACTCCGGCACCCCGTAGATTTCCTGGTTGATGTCGGCTTCGCGCAGCTGGATCACGCTACCCTTCTCGAATTCGTGCTCATCCTTCCAACTGCGCACCTGGTAGAACGTCTCCAGATCGGTGCCGCGGCGCATGTACTTGGCCAGCGGCGCCTGCAGCGGCATCCGCGTACCCAGGCGCGAACGAGGCTGCTCGAGGTAGGCCGAGCCGAATGTCAGCCAGTCCAGGGAGAACTGCTCGAATGTCGCCCGGCTGAGCAGGCGGTGCGGGATGAAGGTCTTGGCCAGCATGTTGCGCTTGAACTTCAGACCCGACTGCAGGTAAACGCTCGACCCCACCGCCTTGGCCAGCCCCTCCATGGAAAGCGGCGGCTCGTACCACCGCCCGTTCGACCAGCACTCGAGATAGTCGAGGATGCCTCGGCCGTCGAGCACCGGCATCGGGTCACCGAAGGTGAAGGCCTCGGCACGGCCGCCCTGACGCGGGATGAACTCGCCTTCCTGGGCGGATTGGACTGTAACCGGCTGCTGGCGGCGGTGGCTGCGACGTTTGCTCATCAGAAAATCTCCATGCGCCCGGTATTCGCGGGGGTCTGCCCCTCGAGCGGTTCGTTCTGCAATGCGTGGAATAGCGCCCAGGCCAGATCGGCGTGGCCGGTGTTGTCGTTGCGGCCGGCGGTGTATGTGAACTGGCGCCCACCGGCCGTGATGGTCTTGCGGATAGCCATCAGCGCCTGGGCCAGGTCGGTCCAGCCGGCGTCGAATTCGAGGCGGCCGTTCTTGATCACCGACCAGGCCTTCATGACCAACTGCGTCTTCACCTCGGGCGAGTAGCTGAAGGTGCGCACCCCCGGGAAGAACTGGCGCACCAGCTGCGCGACGCCAGACCCCATGCCGGTGGTGTCGACGCCGATGTAGGTGACCCAGTAGCGCTGGGTCACCTTGCGGATGAACTCGGCCTGCTCGGCGAAGTCCTTGCCGCGGAACTGATGGCGCTCCAGCACGCGGAACTTGCCGCCCGGTACCGCCGGCGGCGCCACCACCACCAGACCCGCAGTGTCGCCCGTCTCGGCTGGGTCATAGCCCAGCCACACCTGGCGATCACCGAACGGTCGCAGCGCGAACGGCTTGTAGTCCTCCGACCACAGGTCCCAGCTATCGACCATGCACGGCTGCAGCATGGTCAGCGGGAAAATGCTCGCGCCGTCGTCGACGAACTGGCACATCAGCAGGTTCTGGAAAGCCTCGGCGTCGTACTCGAGACGCAGCTCGTCGATGTCGAACAGGTCGCAGCCACGGGCCTCGGCATCGAGGATCGTGACGATCTGGCGCCAGATGCGGTCCTCGCACAGTCGCCCTTGCTGCAGGGCGTCATGACTTACGTCGATCTTGATGCGATCGGCAGCTGGCTTGCCCTTGTTGAAGCGCTCGCCAGTCCAGAATGTGTAGGCCTCATGCGCCATCGAGCTGGGCGTCGAGAAATAGGTCCGCCGGTAGCGCTTCTGCATCGCCATACCGCTGGCGACCTTGTTCAGCTCCTTGAACTTGAAGGTCCAGAAGAACTCGTCGAAGTAGAAGTTACCGTGGTAGCCCTGGGCAGTCCGCGCATTGGTACCGAGGAAGTGCAGTTCCGCGCCGTTCGGCAGGATGATCGGGTCGCCCTTCAGTTCGACACCTACCGCATCGCGCGCGAAGGCCTGGATATACGCCTTGAAGATGTGTGCCTGGGCCTTGCTGGCCGACAGGAATATCTGGTTGCGCCCCGTTTCCAGCGCGTCGATCAGCGCCTCGCGGGCGAAGTAGAACGTGGCGCCGATCTGTCGCGACTTGAGAATCACGCGGGTTCGCTGATTACCCGCGCGGTACCAGTCTTTCTGGTAGTCGAAGCAACCGTCGAGGAAGGCCTCGACCAGTTTCTCGGTCAGTTCCTCGCTGATGTCGTTACGCTTCGGCTTGCGCTTGGGACCTTCGTTACGCTTGGCAAGCTCGGGGTTCAGGTCGGTTTCGGTACCTCCGCCCTGGTAACGCTGGATCCGCGCCTGGCGCTCAAGCTGCCGATGCAGCAGGTCGATTTCCTTGTAGTCACCGCCGGTCTTGCCGTCCTTTAGGATCAACTGAACCAACCGGGCTTCCAGGGCGCCCCCGATCCGTTCTACGCTGTCGGCCCGGTCCCATCCGTCGCGGTCCTTCCATGAGTGAAGGGTCTTGTCCTTCTCGCCCAGGTGATCGGCGATGTCGCAGACACGCCAACCCATCCAGTACAGGAATTTGGCCTGGCGGCGGTTGTCACGGATGGGAATTTCGACGGCAGCGTTCATGGCGCAGATGCTGCCGCCCACCCTCGCCCCTCAGTAGCGCCGCCCCTTGTAGCTCCGCGCCCTACAATCCCGCTTGATTGCTGGGCCGCGCGCGCGTCCCGAACATGCCCCTCATTGCCATGCACCCCGCATCAGCCGCATTGAGGACTCCCGGCATGAAGAAATTCCGCAGCAAATGGTTCCGCATCGCCGTCGAAGGGGCGACCACGGACGGCCGCAACATCGAGCGCGACTGGATCGAGCAAATGGCCGCGCAGTACGACCCGAACACCTACGGCGCGCGGATCAACTGCGAGCACATCAAGTGGGCCTGGCCGGCTGGTGAGTTCGGCGCCTATGGCGACGTGCTGGCGTGCAAGGCGGAAGAGATCGACATCAACGGGCAGAAGAAGCTCGCCCTCTTCGCCCAACTGGAGCCCAACCAGGCGCTGCTGGAACTGAACAAGCAGCGGCAGAAGGTCTACACCTCGGTCGAGATCGATCCCAAGTTCGCCGACACCGGCAAGGCCTACTTGGTCGGCCTGGCCATCACCGACTCACCCGCCAGCCTGGGCACCGAGGCGCTGTCCTTCAGCGCCAAGAACGGGACCCTCGCCAGCCGCAAGACCAACCCCGACACCCTGTTCAGCGCTGCCGAAGAGGGCACCCTCGAGTTCGAGGAATACGAGGACAAACCCTCGGTCGGCGCGGCGCTGTTCACCAAGGTCAAGGAACTGCTCAAGGGCAAGGAAGCCCGCACCCAAGCCGAGTTCGGCCAGGTCGGCGAGGCCGTCGAAGCAATCGCCGAGCACAGCCGCGACCTGGGCGAGCAACTCGGCGAGCAGAAGAAGCAGACCCAGCAACTGGCCAGCCAGCTGGACAAGGTCACCAAGGAACTGGCGGACCTCAAGAGCACCCTCGATAGCACCCGGGACCACAGCCAACAGCAGCGGCCCCCGGTCACCGGTGGCGGCAGTGTCGCCCTGACCGACTGCTAACCGTCCCCCGCCCCGGTATCCAAAGGAAAAGCACCATGCGCAACGAAACCCGCAAACAGTTCGACGCCTACCTGGCGCAGCTCGCCAAGCTCAACGGCGTGAACTCCGCCGTCCAGACCTTCGCCGTCGAGCCGAGTGTCCAGCAGAAGTTGGAGCAACGTATTCAGGAGTCCAGCGAGTTCCTGAAGCAGATCAACGTCTACGGCGTCGACGAGCTGCAAGGCGAGAAGATCGGCATCGGCGTCAGCGGCACCATCGCCAGCCGTACCGATACCACCGGCGACGGTGTACGCAAGCCGCGCGACGTGTCCGCGCTCGACAATCAGCGTTACGAGTGCAAGCACACCGACTTCGACACCGCAATCACCTACGCCATGCTCGACGCCTGGGCCAAGTTCCCGGAGTTCCAGGCCCTGCTGCGCGACGCGATTCTCAAGCGCCAGGCCCTTGACCGCCTGATGATCGGCTTCAACGGTACCAGCGCCGCGGCTACCACCAACCGCGCCGCCAACCCGCTGCTGCAGGACGTGAACATTGGCTGGTTCCAGCAGTACCGCAACAACGCTCCGGCACGGGTACTGAAGGAAGGGAAGGCCGCCGGCAAGGTGGTAGTCGGCAACGGCGCCGACGCCGACTACAAGAACCTCGACGCCCTGGTGTTCGACGTGGTCAGCAGCCTGATCGATCCCTGGCACCGCCGCGACCCGGGCCTGGTGGTGATCCTCGGCCGCGAGCTGGTCCACGACAAGTACTTCCCGATGGTGAACAAGGACCAGCCGGCAACCGAGAAGATCGCCACCGACCTCATCCTGTCGCAGAAGCGCATGGGCGGCCTGCCGCCGGTGGAAGTGCCCTACGTGCCCGAGAAGGGCCTCATGGTCACCACCCTGAAGAACCTGTCGCTCTACTGGCAGATCGGCGGTCGCCGCCGCTACCTGAAGGAGGTACCGGAGAAGAACCGCATCGAGAACTACGAGTCCAGCAACGACGCCTACGTCGTCGAGGACTACGGCCTCGGCTGTCTGGTCGAGAACATCGAAGTCGCGGAGTAGACGACATGGCCTTCAGTCCCGCCAAGGCGCACTTCCTGCGCGTGACCGCCGCTCAAGAGGCGGCGGCCACTGCCCCGCACCAGGGCATGGAAGGCGCGAACGCCTATGAGCTGCAGCTCGCCCAGCTGTATCAGGATCGTAGCCGCCTGAAGAACATCCAGTCCGGCGAAGGTAAGGCAGCGCTCAAGGTCGAGTTGCTGCCGGCCTACCAGCCGTACATTTCCGGCGTGCTGCAGGCCGGCAAGGGCGCCCAGGACGAGGTGATCACCACCGTCATGCTCTGGCGCATCGATGCCGGCGATTACGCCGGCGCCCTGGACATCGCCGACTACGTGCTCGCACACGACCTAGTCATGCCCGACCGCTTCGCGCGTACCGCCGGCTGCGTCATCGCCGAAGAGATCGCCGATGCCGCGCTCAAGGCACAGAAGACCGGCGGCAGCTTCGACCTTGCGACCTTGCATCGCACCCTCCTGCTCACCGACCAGGCCGACATGCCCGACGAAGCCCGCGCGAAGCTCTATCTCGCCGCCGGCCATGCCACCCTGGAAGGCCTTTCTGTGGAGAGCCCCGGGCAACCCGGGCAGGTGCAAGCCGGCATCGATCTGCTCAAGCGCGCGATCCAGCTGCACGACAAGTGCGGCGGGAAGAAGGATTTGGAGGCCGCCGAACGGCTCCAGAAGAAACTGACCGCCTCTGGCGGTTGACCGAGCGTACCCCGCGCCCCGCCGGCTCGGGGCCGATCTGCCAGGTCCTCTCCTTCCTGAGCAGTGACGCCCCGACCACCGGCGAACTCAAGCGAGCAGCAGCATGAGCGGATTCATCGCCAACGGCCCGGTCCCGAGCGGGCACATCAACAGCGACCCCTTCTGGCCCACCATCGAGCTCGAGCATGTGCGCGCGAACCTGCGCATCGACTCCAGCGTCGACCCGGCGCGCCTTGAAGTCGCGGTCATTGCCGCGGTGATCAGCGTCAACCGCGAGCTGCGGACCTGGCGCCTTGAGAAGATCGCGGCCGGCTATGCCGAACTCGCCCAGGTGCCGTCCGACAAGGTGCGGGACACCTCCGAACTGGTGCAGCTGTATCTGCGCGCAGTGCAGTCGGCTACCGCCGCCGAAGTGGCCGAGCGCTACCGCTGGTACGACACCACCACCAACGGCAACGACAAGGCCCAGGACATCGCAACCACCATCGACGACTACCGCCGCGACCAGCGCTGGGCGATCCGTGACTTTCTCAAGCGTCCCCGCACAACGGTGGAGCTGATCTGATGGCCGCCGTCGCGATCGCCCACCAGAACGACACCGTCGAGGCGCTGTGCTGGCGGCACTACGGCCGCACCGCCGGCGTGACCGAGGCGGTCCTCGAGGCGAACCACGGCCTGGCCGACCACGGCCCCACCCTCCCCCCTGGCCTCAAGGTCACCATGCCGGACATTCCGACAGCCGCCCCGGAACGGCAGATGGTGAACCTATGGGACTGACCACTTTGCAAGGAACCACCCCGCATGGCTGACCTCACCACCACCGCCACGGCCGGCGCCATCATGGGCCTCGGCCTGGGCGTAACCCTTCCGGTTGACGGCGGCATGCTGTTCGGCGCCCTGCTCGGCGCCTGGCTGGCCACCGGCACGAAGCAGGACCTGAAGGCCTGGTCGCGTCTGCTGTCGCTGATCCTGCCGACCTGCGTCGGCTACCTGTTCGCCGATGTTGCCCTCGCCCGTGTGCCCTGGCTGACCAACCTGGCCTTCTCTGCCTTCGTCTGCGCCCTGGTGGTCATTCCTCTCAGCCTCAAGGCGGTCGCCTGGGTCGACAAGGTCGACTTCGACGACCTCTGGCGCCGCATCCGAGGAGGTCGCTGACATGCTCATGACTACCGTTCCGTTGATCGCCGCCCTGGCCTACATCGCCGCAGCGCTGCGCCTGGTCTGCTACCAGCGCTGCGGCGCTCGCTTCCGCCGCAGCGTCTCGTTGCTCGCCAGCCTGCTCGGCGCATCCATGGCCATCTGCGGCCTGGAAATCCTGCTCTACCGCCCACCGGTCAGTATCTGGCACGCCATCGTCGCCGCCCTGCTGTGCCTGCTGATCTTCCGTTCCCGCGGCAACGTCGCCGCCCTGCTGAGGCCATCCGCATGACCCTTCGATATGGTGATCGTTCTCAAGAGGTCCGCCAGCTTCAGCGTCGACTGAACACCTGGGCCGGCGCCAACCTCTACGAGGACGGCCACTTCGGCGCCGCCACCGAGGACGCGGTGCGCGCCTTTCAGCGCTCGCATGGACTGGTCGCCGATGGCATCGCCGGCCCGAAGACACTGTCCGCCCTCGGCGGCGCTGACTGTTCGCACCTGCTGCAAAACGCCGACCTCGTCGCCGCCGGAGCTCGCCTCGGCCTGCCGCTGGCGACGATCTATGCAGTCAACCAGGTCGAGTCGAACGGCCAGGGGTTCCTGGGCAACGGCAAGCCGGCAATCCTGTTCGAACGCCACATCATGTACCGCCGTCTCGCCGCCCACGATCAGGTCACCGCCGACCAGTTGGCCGCACAGTTCCCCGCGCTGGTGAATCCTCGCCCGGGCGGCTATGCCGGCGGAACCGCCGAGCACCAGCGCCTGGCGAACGCTCGCCAGATCGACGATACCGCCGCACTGGAGTCGGCCAGTTGGGGCGCCTTCCAGATCATGGGTTTCCACTGGCAACGCCTGGGCTACATCAGCGTGCAGGCCTTCGCCGAGGCCATGGGGCGCAGCGAGTCGGCTCAGTTCGAAGCGTTCGTCCGCTTCATCGACACCGACCCGGCGCTACACAAGGCGCTGAAGGCTCGCAAATGGGCCGACTTCGCCCGCCTCTACAACGGCCCCGACTACAAGCGGAACCTCTACGACACCAAGCTCGCGCGAGCCTACGAGCAACACGCCAACTGCACCGAGGCCAGCGCGTGAGCCTTCTGCGCCAGGTGTTGTACAGCGCCGCCCTGCTCGGCGCCCTCGGCTTGCTCCTGTGGGTACAGCAGCAGCGCATCGACCTGGCGCAGGCCCGCCTGGCCCAGGCCGAGTTGGCAAGGAAAGCCAGCGACGCCCAGCTTTCCCGCCAGGCCGGCACCATCACGGCCCTCGAGGCCGCCCTTTCCCGCGAGCGCCAGGCTCAGGCCGACCTGGACCAACAGCGGCAGCAGCTGCGCCAGGCGCTGGCCATCCGCGAACGCTTGATCGAGGACCTGAAACGTGACGATGAACCCTATCGCCAGTGGGCTGACCAGCCTCTGCCTGATGTTGCTCGCCGGCTGCAACAGCGCCCCGCTATCACCGGAGCGGCCGCTTACCATCAGTGGCTGTCCCGCCGTGACGCCCTGCAGCCTGGAGTCAGCGGCACCGAAGGACAACGGTGGTCTACAGACTGAGGTCGAGCGTATCGGCCTGGCCTGGGCCGAGTGCGCCGCGAAGGTCGACATGATCATCCGCACCCAAGGGGCTACCCATGAACAAGCCCGATAGCCTGAAGGCGCATCTGCTCGCCGCCGTGCCGGAACTCAGGAACAACGGCGACCGCCTGGTGATATTCATCGACAACGGTAGGGTCCGCAGCACCTCGGCCGAGAGCCTGTCCTTCGAATACGCCTATGACCTGCAGGTGATCCTCACCGACTTCGCCGGGCACCCCGACAGCGTGTTTCTGCCGCTGCTCGGCTGGCTGCTGGTGAACCAGTCGGATCTGCTGGCCAACCTCACCAAGGTGCAGGACGGCATCACCTTCGAGGCCGACATGCTCGACCGCAGCAAGGTCGACCTCGGTATCGTCCTGCAACTGACCGAGCGTGTCGTCGTCAAGCGCCGCGAGGATGGCCGCTACGATGTGAGTCACCCGGAAGAGCCCCAGCTCACCGAGGCCATCGAGGTCGATGGGCCGATGCAGATGCTCGCCAACGGCGAGCTGCTGGCCGAGTGGACGCCGCCGACGCCCACCGAGGCCGTCATGCTCGAGACGCCGCAGATCAGGCGCCCGGCCAATGGCTGACAGCCTCGAGGCTCTGGAAGACTGGGCAGGGCCGATTCTCCGCGCCCTCGAGCCAGGCCCTCGTGCTGCCCTGGCGCGTTCGCTCGCCCGCGATCTACGGCGCAGCCAGCAGAAGCGCGTAATGGCACAGCGCAACCCCGACGGAAGCGCCTACGAGCCACGCAAGAAACGCGAACTGCGCGGCAAGCAGGGTCGTATTCGGCGCAAGATCAAGATGTTCCAGAAGCTGCGCACGGTGCGCTATCTGCGCGCCAAGGGCGACGCCCAGGCGATTACTGTTTCCTTCGCTGGTCGGATCGCACGCATCGCGCGGGTTCACCAGTACGGGCTGAGGGACCGTGCTGAGCCTGGCGCTCCCGAAGTCAGCTACGCGCAGCGTCTCCTACTTGGCTTTGATAGCAGCGATATGGAAACGATCCAGAATGGAATTTTGGCGCACATAGACGCAAACTCTCCCATTTAGCCTCGACGGGCTGTCTAATATCGAGACAACGAAATGAAAGAATCCCTAACAAACAGAAAATTTGAGAACATATTAAAAATAATAGAAAAAGAATTATTCACAAACGAGTACCCCAGCATATGCAGCCTGCATGATATATCCCCAGACAAGGATAGTCACAACTGCATTGCCTGCAATCTCGCCGGCAACGTTATAAACCTCAAAGACGCTGCAGACTTACTATCAAAAAGCACCAAAAGTCTATCTTACCCAGCAGACGAAGCTTTTGCAGAAAAAACCTATATATTATGGCTGTATTTGCTATCCGAAAATATACATGAAGTATTGAAATTAATATCCTACCCCCAAGATATTAAAAACAAGGACTTCAAAAATACAATAACCATAAAACGGTGGGCAAACTTCCTCAAACACCCAAAAGCATTTCTCCTCACTCACCACCCTGCCTATTGTGATCTCGCCACCCTACCATTTGAGCCTCACCATTCAGGTCTAGAAGGAATCACAATAATTGATGATGAATTTATCAACAAATTCTACTCAGGAGACAAAAACAACAAAGAGCTTTACACAATCTTACAGAACAACCAATCAACCTTGGTCTTACTCCCTGATCTAGAAATTCTCACCAAGGGTATTGCAGACGAGCTAAACCAACTTAGCGAAAAAATAAAGCACAACAATGAATACTCCAAAATCTTAACAGACAAAGCCTCCATTGAAGATTACTTAAGCGGCGCCCAAGCAGACTCGTCGGACTAGGGTAGCGACTATTTGTAGTCAGCCACAGTACAGGCTTAAAAGATTCACGCAGCACAAAAACATAATAAACATCGGTGGCATGAACGACTTCGCCGCCCTCTCCCGCATGATCGAGAACCTGATCCGCCTCGGCACCATCGCCGCGGTGGACCATGCCGCGCAGCGCGTCCGTGTGTTGACCGGTGACCTGCTGACCGGCTGGCTGCCCTGGGCATCGCCGCGGGCCGGCGCCGACCGCGAATGGAACGCCCCCACCCTGAACGAGCAGGTACTGCTCTTCAGCCCATCCGGGCAGACCGCGAATGGCGTGGTCCTGACCGGCTTGTTCAGTGACCTGATCCCGCCCAACGGCGACCGCGACGCCCTGCATCGCACCACCTACCGTGACGGCGCGGTGATCGAGTACGACAGCGCCGCCCACCACCTGCGCGCAGTTCTTCCCGCCGGCGGTACCACCGAGCTCATCAGCGACGGCGGCATCCGTATCGTCGGCGACATCACCCACCAAGGCGACTACATCCAGACCGGCAACCAGACCGTTACCGGCAAGGTCACCGTGAGCGTCGACGTGATCGCCAAGGGCATCAGCCTGGTCGGTCATACCCACGGCGGCGTCATGCCGGGCGGCGCTACGACGGGGAAACCGCAATGAACGCCCATACCGGCGGCACCATCGACCGCTTGGCACACATCCGCCAGTCAATCGCCGACATCCTCACCACTCGCATCGGTAGCCGCGTCATGCGGCGCGAATACGGCAGCCAGTTGCCGGAGCTGATCGATGCTCCGTTCAACGACACCACCCGCCTGCAGGTCTATGCCGCCACCGCCATGGCCCTCATGCGCTGGGAACCGCGCATCCGCCTGAGCCGTGTCCAGATCACCGGCCAGAACCTGGCCGGCCAGGTGCTTATGGAGATTGACGCCACCCTGGTGGACAGCAACGAGCCACACAACCTGAGCATCCCCCTGCAGATGGGCGCCAGCGCATGACAACGAACTTCGTCGCCATCGACCTCAGCCAGTTGCCGCCACCACACGCGGTGGAGCAGCTGGACTACGAGCAGATACTCGCCGAGCGCAAGGCCTACGCCATCAGCCTCTGGCCGGAGGATCAGCAGGCGGAAATCGCCGCCCGCCTCGCCCTGGAGTCCGAACCGCTGACCAAGCTGCTCGAGGAAAACGCATACCGCGAAATGCTCTGGCGCCAGCGGGTCAACGAGGCGGCTCTCGCAAACATGCTGGCCAGCGCCCAGGGCGCCGACCTCGACCAGCTCGCCGCCAACTACAACGTCAGGCGCTTGGTCATCCAGCCCGGAGATCCGTCGAAGGTGCCGCCCGTGCCGGAACTGCTGGAGTCCGACGACAGCCTGCGCGAGCGGGCGCAGATGGCCTGGGAAGGCCTCAGCACCGCGGGACCGCGTAACAGCTACATCTTCCACGCCCGCGCCGCCGACGGTCGCGTCGGCGATGCCTCGGCCGTCAGCCCATCACCTGCGGTTGCAGTGGTCACTGTGCAGTCGGCCATCGGTAACGGTTCAGCTCCAGCAGAGTTGCTGGCCGTCGTAGAGCGCTATCTCTCAGACGAAGATCGCCGCCCAGTCGCCGACCGACTGATCGTCCAGAGCGCCGAAGTCATCGAGTACAGCATCAGCGCATCGCTGTTTCTTACGACCATCGGCCCCGAAGCCGAGCCGATCCAGGCCGCCGCCCGCGCGCAGCTCGAGGCCTATGTCTTTCAACGACGGCGGTTGGGGATGGAAGTATCAGAGTCGGCGATCCATGCCGCGCTGCACGTCGAAGGGGTTCGTAAAGTCGAACTCGCCGGCTGGGCAGACATCGCCGCCACTGCATGCCAGGCGCCGTACTGCACGAACATCACACTCACCATCGGTGCCGAGCCATGACTGCGCTACCACTGCTGCCTCGCAACGCCTCCGAGCTCGAACGCCTGGCGGCCCAGGCGCTGGCGGAGATACAGCGGGTACCGATCCCACTGCGCACGCTCTGCAACCCGGATACGTGCCCTACGAATCTGCTGCCGTACCTCGCATGGGCGTTTTCCGTTGACCGCTGGAGCAGCACGTGGCCTGAATCGGCACGCCGCGGCGCCATCCGTTCGGCATTCTTCATCCATTCGCGCAAGGGCACGATCGGCGCCTTGCGCCGCGTAGTTGAACCACTGGGGTATCTGATCGAGGTCCGTGAGTGGTGGCAGCAGGCGCCGGCCGGCATTCCCGGAACCTTCGAACTGCTGGTCGGCGTACTCGAAACCGGTATCACCGAAGAGATGTATGAGGAACTGACTTGGCTGATCGACGATGCCAAGCCGTTGACCCGGCACCTCGTCGGCCTCGCCATCAGCCTTGAGAGCACCGGCAGCGTGCGCCTGGGCGCCGCTGTCTACGACGGCGACGAAATCGACGTTTATCCCCCGAGCCCCCGCGACATCGAAGTCACCGGCACCATCGGCCGGGGCGGTCGCGATCACACCATCGATACTCTGGATGTGTACCCATGATCGATCAGAATTCACAGTTCTTCGCCATCCTGACCAACATCGGCGCGGCCAAGCAGGCCAACGCCGATGCCCTTGGCATCCCGTGGAAGATCACCCAGATGGGCGTGGGTGACGCTGGCGGCACCGACCCGATTCCATCCCCCACCCAGACTGCGCTGATCAACGAGCGACGCCGGGCGCCGCTCAACCATCTCAAAGTGGATCCGCAGAATGCGGCGGTGATCATCGCCGAACAGATCATCCCGGAGAACGTCGGCGGCTGGTGGATCCGGGAAATCGGACTCTACGATGCCGACAACGACCTTGTCGCGGTCGCAAACTGCGCGCCCAGCTTCAAGCCATTGCTGAACCAGGGGTCGGGACGCACGCAGGTTGTACGCATGAACCTGATTGTCAGCAACTCCGCGAACGTCGAGTTGAAGATCGATCCGGCAGTGGTACTTGCCACGCGCGCCTATGTACTCGACCAGTTGAAGAGCTACGCCCCCCTCTTCTCACCGGCGTTCAGTGGAGCACCAACAGCTCCCACCCCGCCACTGTTCGCACACGACCAGAAGCTTGCGACTACCGAGTACGTCAGAATGGCCCTGGGTAGCGCCGCACGAGCAATCTCCTACACCGGCAATACGGTGCTGGATGAACCGGTAATTGGTTCGATCCTCGTCGCTGGCTCGCATGACCGCGACTTCACATGGACCACGCCGAACCTGTCTGTTCTACCAACTGGCGCGTCGTTCCACATCGTCAACATCAGCGGTTCGACGCTGACGTTGGTCCAGCGTACCGCTGCGGATCATTACATCAGCGCGGACGACCCGTCCGGCGTGGCAATCTCGTACACGATACCGAACAACGTCACCGCAACTATCTCGAAGTACCAGCCAGGCCTGTGGCTGATCAGCCACGTGTCACGCCCGACCGCTGCGCTGAAGGGCCTCGTGGATGGGCTGATCGACGGAACGAAGCCCGCAGGGAAAGCCGTGCAACTCGCGAACTCTCGCAAACTCACGCTGAGTGGCCAGGCCAGCGGCAGCGTTCAGTTCGATGGCTCGAGCGACGTAACGATAGATGTCCAGCTCGCCGATAGCCTCGCCCTGACGGGCTCCCCCAGCGCGCCGACGCCGGCGGCGTTCGATAGGGACTCGTCGATCGCCACGACCGAGTATGTGCGTGCCGCTCTCGGTAGCATGGCCGGCGCAGCGGTGCTGACGGGCGATGCTACCCTCGACGCCCCCCTCGTCGGCCTGACTGTGGTGGCCGGCGCACATAACCGAGAGGCGACGTGGACGACTCCGCAACTTTCGGCAATCCCACAAGGCGCATCGCTGCGCTTGGTCAACCTGAGCGGCTTCACCGTAACGCTGGTGCAACGCTCGACAACCGACCGCTACATCAGCGCAACCGACCCATCCGGGACTGCGACCACCTACATCATCCCCAACGGCACGTCGATTTCCCTCACGAAATACCAGGCGTCGATGTGGCTTGTCGAAGCCACCCCCTCCTTCCCCGCGCTGCGTTCGTCGCCGGGCTATCAGAAGCTTCCGAGCGGCCTGATTCTGCAGTTCGGCAGCGTCAGCATTCCACCTGGTACCGGTGAAAGCACCGGCTGGGCAACGTTGCCCATCGCATTCCCGAATGGTCCCTTGACTGTCGTGCCGTCGCTGCAATACGGCGGGACCAGCTCGAGCTGGTACGGGTTCAGCGTCTGGTCAGGGAGCATTACGCCCACTGCAATCGCCTGCTCACTGAACAGCGGTTCGACGCCGCGCGAGGTGGCCGGCACCGTGAACTACGTTGCAATCGGATACTGAGGACAGAACATGGCGCACTTCTTCGGCGCAGATCCCGTCGCTTTCTACGACACAGCGATCAACACCGACATCCCCGACGATGCCGTAGAGATCACCGCAGACGAGCACGCCGCTCTGCTCGTGGCCCAGGCGCGCGGCAAGCGCATCGCAGCCGGCAAAGACGGTCGGCCGATCCTGCTGGACCCACCAGCTCCCACACGGGACGAACTGGAGAGCTTCGAACGCATCTGGCGCGACGCACGGTTGCGCGAAACAGACTCACTAGTTGCCCGGCACCGCGACGAGATTGAGACCGGGGAAGCACCGACTCTCGACACCGAGAAATACAGCGCCCTGCAGGCCTACCGGCGCGCACTCCGGGACTGGCCGGAAGCTGGAGAGTTTCCGCTCGCAGAACACCGGCCAGCAGCGCCGGAATGGCTGACAGGCGAACTGGCATCCTGACATTTTGTAGAGGGCCGGGCCACAAGGCGCCGTGCTCGCTCTTCCACCGCGCGCGCGGCAGCCTGTGCAGTGTCATCCAACCACTGCACAGGCACACCCCATGGCCGCTGACCAATACCATCACGGTGTCCGGGTCCAAGAGATCAATGACGGGACCCGCCCCATTCGCACCATCGCCACCGCGATCATCGGCCTGGTAGCCACCGCCGAAGACGCCGACGCCACCGCCTTTCCACTCGATACACCGGTACTCATCACCAACGTGCAGGCCGCCATCGGAAAAGCAGGCACCAGCGGTACGCTACCCGCAAGCCTGCAGGCAATCGCCGACCAGGCCAACGCCGCCACGGTGGTGGTACGGGTGAAGCCGGGTGAGGATGAAGCCGCGACCAATAGCGCCGTCATCGGCGGCGTCAGTGCCGATGGCAAGTACACCGGCATGAAGGCCTTGCTTGCCGCCAAGGCCCGCTTGGGCGTGGTACCGCGCATCCTCGGCGCACCGGGCCTGGATACCCAGCCGGTCGCTACCGCACTCATCGCCATCGCCCAGCAGTTGCGCGGCTTCGCCTACGTCTCCGCCAATGGCTGCAAGACCAAGGAAGAGGCCACCGCCTATCGCGAGAACTTCGCCGCGCGCGAAGCCATGGTGATCTGGCCGGACTTCCTGACTTGGAGCACCGTGGTCAACCAGACCGTGCCTGCGCCAGCTGTTGCCCAGGCCCTGGGCTTGCGCGCCCGGATCGATCAGGAGGTCGGTTGGCACAAGACACTGTCGAACGTCGCCGTCAACGGCGTGACCGGCATCAGCGCCGACGTGTTCTGGGACCTGCAGAGCCCCAGCACCGACGCCAACTACCTCAACGAGAACGAGGTCACCACCCTGGTGCAGGAAGGGGGATTCCGTTTCTGGGGTTCGCGCACCTGCAGCGATGATCCGCTGTTCGCCTTCGAGAACTACACCCGCACCGCCCAGGTGCTAGCCGACACCATCGCCGAAGCGCATATGTGGGCTGTCGACAAGCCCATGCACCCGTCGCTGGTGCGCGACATCCTCGAGGGCGTGAACGCCAAGTTACGCGAACTCAAGGGGCTCGGCCTGATCATCGATGCCCAGGCCTGGTACGACCCCAGCATGAACGACAAGGACACGCTCAAGGCCGGCAAGCTGCGCATCACCTACGACTACACCCCGGTGCCGCCGCTCGAGGACCTGACCTTCTTCCAGAAGATCACCGACAGCTACCTCGTCGACTTCGCCAGCCGCGTCAACGCCTGACGCCCAGCGCTCCCCGGACGGGGAGCCGACCCACCTGATTCCCGGAGAGCCCCACAATGGCCATGCCGCGCAAGCTCAAGAACATGAACCTCTTCAACGATGGCGGTAGCTACCAGGGCCTCGTGAAGTCCTGCACCCTGCCCCCGCTGGCCCGCAAGATGGAGGCCTTCCGCGGGGGCGGCATGAACGGCCCGGTCAAGGCCGACCTCGGCCACGACGACGACGGCATCCAGTTCGAGTGGACCGTCGGGGGCCTGGAGCTGACCGTCCTCAAGCAGTACGGCGCAGTCAGCGCCAGCGGCGTGATGCTGCGTTTCGCCGGCGCCTACCAGCAGGACGATACCGGCGCGGTCACGTCCGTCGAAATCGTCGTTCGCGGCCGGCACGAGACCATCGAGATGGGTGACGCCCAGCCCGGCGAAGACACCGAGCACAAGATCACCACCACCTGCAGCTACTACAAGCTCGTCGTCAACGGCGAGGAAGTCATCGAGATCGACCTGCTGAACTTCGTCGAGAAGGTCAACGGCAAGGACCTGCTCGAGGCACAGCGCAAGGCCATCGGCCTGTAGTCCCTTCCCGCCGGCCCGACCGGCGGTTTCTCTCCCCCTTGGATACCGACGCCCATGAAAACCGAACAGACTCTCGCTGACCTGCAGAACGCTCCCGACAACGTCGTCACCCTCGACCAGCCGATCAAGCGCGGCGCCCAGTCCATCGAATCGCTCACCCTGCGCAAGCCCTCATCTGGCGAACTCCGCGGCCTGCACCTGCTCGACCTGCTGCAGTTCGACGTGGCTGCGACCATGAAAATCCTGCCGCGCATCAGCCAGCCGACCATCACCGAGCCTGAGGCCGCCAGCATGGACCCGGCTGACCTGCTCGCCTGCGGCCAGGTGATCGCCGGTTTTTTGCTGCAGAAGCGGGCGAAGGCGGCAGCCTCCCTGATCGCGTAGAAAACGCCATGGCCGACCTGGCCGTGACGTTTCACTGGGCGCCGGACCATATGGACCGGCTCTCGCTCACCGAACTGATGGAATGGCGCGAACGCGCCCGGGTACGGAGTTCCGCCGATGGCGAATGACCTGCAGCTGCGCGTGCTACTCAGCGCGATCGACAGAGCCTCCGCTCCCCTGCGTCGCATCATGCAAGGCAGCGACGCGACGGCCCGGGCGCTCAAGGCAACTCGCGAGCGCCTGAAGCAGCTCAACGCTCAGCAGAGCGACGTGCGCGCATTCCGCACCCAGCGCGGCGCCCTGGAGCAAGTCAGCACCGCGCTGGACGCGCAACAGGCTCGAGTGAAAGCGCTAGCCCAGCAGATGGCCGCCGCCGGCAACCCCACCCGTGCGCTCACCCGCGACTACAACCGGGCAATCCGTGAAGCCGGTTTCCTCAAGCAGCAGCACGCGCAGCAGAGCCAAGCCCTGCAGCAACTGCGCACGCGCCTCAGCAACGCCGGCATCAGCACGCGCAACCTCGGCCAGCATGAGCGCGACCTGCGCGCGCAGATCCAGGCGGCCAATGGCGCCATCAACAGCCAGGCGCAGCGCTTACGCAACCTCAGCCAACAGCAGGAGCGCCTAACCCACGCCCGCAACACCTACAGCCGTGGCATCCAGAGCGCTGCCGCGCTGGCCGGCACCGGCATGGCGGCGCGCGCGACGGGCATGTACACCGGCGACAAGCTGCGGCAGATGCTCGGCGTAGGCTACGAGTTCGACGCAACGATGTCGGCCACCCAGGCGGTGACCCGCATCGAGCGCAAGGACGATCCGCAGATGCAGGCGCTGCGGCAACAGGCCCGCACCCTGCCGCTGTCCAGCAAGTTCACAGACAAGGAAGTCGCCCAGGGCCAGTACTTCCTGGGCCGCACCGGCTACAGCGCGAAGCAGATCCTCGGCGCAATGCCCGGCATGCTCAACCTGGCCGCCGCGGGCGACATGGACCTCGGCGACACTGCTGACATCGCCTCGAACATCCAGACGGCGATGGGTATTCCAGCCGAGAAGATGGACCAGGTGGCCGACGTACTGACTGCGGCATTCACCCGGAACAACGTCGACATCCGCATGCTCGGCGACTCGCTGAAGTACTCCGCCGGCGTCGGCCGCGAGTACGGCCAGAGCCTGGAGACGGTCACCACCGCCACCGCCCTGCTCGGCAACGCCGGCGTCCAGGGCAGCATGGCCGGCACCTCGATGCGCTCTGTTCTGACCCGCCTGGGCACGTCCAAGGCGGTAGCCAAGCTGGGCGTCCAGACCAAGGATGCCAACGGCAACATGCGCGACATGCTGGACATCCTGAAGGACATCAACAAGAAGACCGCCGGCATGGGCAACGTACAGAGAGGCGCGATCTTCAAGGACATCGCCGGGCAGTACGCGGTTACCAGCTTCGGCACCCTGATGCGCGCCGTCGAGGGCGGCCAGTTCCAGACCATGCGCGAAAGCCTGAACAACTCCGAGGGAGAGGCCGCCCGGGTCGCGTCCACTCAGCTGGACAACCTCAAGGGCGACATGACCATGCTGCATGCCGCCCTGGAAAACATTTCGGTCGAGCTGTTCGACAAGAACAGCCCCTGGCTGCGCGAACTCGCCGCCGACCTCAGTCACCTGCTACACAACGTCGGCGAGTTCCTGAAGGCCAACCCGCAAGTCAGCAAGGGCATCGTCATCACCGTCGCCGCGTTCTCGGCGCTGATGGCCACCGTCGGCAGTCTGGCCATCACCCTAGCCGGCATCCTCGGCCCGATGATCGCGGTCCGCTTCATGCTCGGCACCATCGGCATTCGCCTGCCCGGTCTGATCGGCTTGCTGAAACTGCTGTTCGCACCGATCCGCATGCTGGCCGGCCTGTTGATCGGCCCGCTGGTGACCGCCTTGCGCGTCGTGAGCATCGCGCTGTGGGGCCTGGCCGCCAACCCGGTGGTCCTGGCAATTGCCGCCGTCGTGGCGGTGCTGGCCGGCGCCGCGTACCTGATCTATCGCAATTGGGACGCCGTCAAGACGTACCTGCTGGGGCTGTGGGAAGAGATCAAGGCAGGTTTCGACGGCGGCATCGGGGGCATTCTTTCAACCCTGATGAATTTCAGCCCCCTCGGTCTAATCTACCGTGCGTTCTCCGGCGTCCTGGGCTACCTGGGCATCGACCTGCCGGCGCGCTTCAGCGACTTCGGCAACATGATCGTCCAGGGCCTGGTGAACGGCCTGCTCGCCGGCATAGGGCAGATCAAGCGCGCCGTCCAGCGCGTCGGCGGTGCCGCGATCGACTGGTTCAAGGACAAGCTCGGCATCCATTCGCCGTCGCGGGTATTCGCCGACCTGGGCGGGTTCACCATGGCCGGCCTAGCCCAGGGCCTCGGCGCCGGCCAGGCCGGCCCGCTGGGCGTAATTGCGCGTATCGGCCAGGGCCTGGTCAACGCAGGGCGCCAGGCTGTCGCGGGCCTGGACAGTGAGCTGACCCGAAGCGCCCGCCCGACGATCACCCCGCCGGCAGCGGTGACCGAACTGGTCGCGGCCCAGCGCCAACGCTCGCCGACGTTCGACCAGCCGCTGCTGGCCATGCTGGGCGACCTGGGCAAGAGCGCCGGCGCCATCGGTGCCCTGGTGCTCGGCGCCAGCGCCCCAGCGCAAGCCATCACCATCGACAACCGTCCCCCGGTCAGCTCGGCGCCAGCGGCAGTCAGCATCGGCGGCGACACCTACTACATCACCATCCAGGCCGGCCCGGGCAGCGACGCCGCAGACCTGAAACGCACGCTCAGCCAACTGCTGGACGAGCGCGAACGCAACAAGGCGGCGCGCCTGCGCGCCCGCCTGCAGGACCGGGAGTAACCACCATGATGCTGTCCCTCGGGATGTTCGTCTTCAGCCTGCACACGCTGGCCTATCAAGAGTTCCAGCGGCAGACCGAGTGGCGACACGCCAGCAGCAGCCGCATCGGCGCCCAGCCGGCGCGCCAGTTCGTCGGTCGCGGCGACGACGCGATCACCCTGCCCGGCGTGCTGCTGCCGGAGCTGGCCGGCAGCGCGTTGAGCCTGGACGTGTTGCGGCAGATGGCTGACACCGGGTCGGCCTGGCCCATGGTCGAGGGCACCGGACGCATCTACGGCCTGTGGGTGATCGAGCGTGTCACCGAGACGCGGACACTCTTCTTCGCCGACGGCACCCCGCGGCGGATCGAGTTCTCCCTCGAGCTCAAGCGCATCGACGACGGCCGCACCGATCTGCTCGGTTCGGTCCTCGGTACCGCCGGCAACCTGCTGAGACGCATCCTGTGATCGATGCCGCCCTCGCCCGCGTGACGGGCTACCTGACCAGCGCGGTCGACCAGCTGCAGCGCGACGCCGGCTACCCGGTGCCGGTGTTCCGGCTCACAGTCGACGGCAACGACATCGCCCAGCTCATCAGCCCACGACTGATCGCCCTGGACCTGACCGACAATCGCGGCCTCGAGGCCGATCAGTTGAGCGTGACACTCAGCGATCATGACGGGTTGCTCGCGATCCCCCCGCGCGGCGCCGTGCTGCACCTCTGGCTGGGCTGGAGTGACAGCGGACTGGTCGACAAGGGCACCTACACCGTCGACGAAACCGAGCACAGCGGCGCGCCGGACGTGCTCAGCATCCGCGCCCGCTCGGCAGACCTGCGCAAGGGCCTGAAGGTCAAGCGCGAGCGCAGCTGGAGCAGCCCGAAGACGTTGGGCGACGTGCTCACCGACATTGCCCTCGGCAACAACCTGAAGCCGGTGCTCGCGCCGGCGCTGGCGGGCCTGCCGATCCTGCAACTGGACCAGGCCAACGAGTCAGACGCCAACCTGCTGACCCGCCTGGGCGAGGACTTCGATGCGGTGGCCACCGTGAAAGCCGGCTGCCTGCTCTGCCTGCCGGCCGGCGGCGGCAAGACTGCCAGCGGCCTGGCGCTGCCGCACATCATCCTCACCCGCCAGGATGGCGACCAGCACCGCTACCTGCAGGCCGACCGCGACAGCTACGACGGCGTGCGCGCGTACTTCTACGACGTGAACAGCGCAAAGAAGCAAGAGGCCATCGCCGGTGCCAAGGGCGACAACCTGAAGGACCTGCGCCACACCTACAGCGACCGCCAGAGCGCCCTGCGCGCTGCCCGCGCCGAGTGGAACCGCCTGCAGCGTGGCAGCGCCACGCTCAGCTACGTGCTCGCCAGAGGCCGGGCGGACCTGATCCCGGAGCTGACCTACACCCTGCAGGGCGTGAAGACGGAGATAGACGCGATCATCTGGTACGGCGGCAATGTGCAGCACAGCCTCAGCGCCGACGGCGGCTACATCACCAGCCTGGAGCTGGAAAGCAAGTTGCCCGAGGACCTGGTCAGCGACCTGGCCGACGACACCGGCGGCGACTACACCGGCATCATCGCCTACTACCGTGACGAGAAGAGCGGGACGGAGAAGACCATCACCGCGGGAGACCAGAGCAAGCCGCGCCGCCTGTGCTACCTGTACAGCACCAAGTCCAGCGCGAAGCGGGCTGTCGATCGGGAGTTGAACCGGCTGCAAGTGAGAGGCAGGAGGTGATCGCTCTTCCAGCGCACCTTTTCCTCCACAAATTGAAGAAACCTAGCTCAGTCATTGTTCGTTGAAACTGGATAGACCATACAGAAAACTTGAACACATCTCACAGCACCTTTGAGCTCACGCCAGCCCCACCGGTGAGAGTGGCCGTAACAAAACGGATAGGTACCCGCATCAAAGCCAAACCACTAGTTTGCGTGCCGCCATCAATATAAGGGCACACAATGGAAAAGATAGAAACAAGAATAGGTGAGGCTCTAGAAGAAACCACCAGAATAATAAAAAACCACTTAAAAGGACCATTCCCAGTATTCCACGAAATATCAATAAGACATCCCATCCCACTGAGCCCAGAGAGAATATACACATCCAAAACAGGAAGCGACCAAAAACAAGGAGCAACATTCAGACTAACGTTAACACCACAAAATCTATACAAAACAACAATAACAACAAAATACAAAGACACCAAAGTAGACCATATCCACGCAAAAATCTACACATATGCTTTATTTGGAATTCTCATAAGTAATACCAAGAAAATGGCCCCAAACTTATTCATAACCCCAGACACCAAGCTAACCAAAAGAGAGCTCGAGATATTACGTAGATCAGCAGATGGACAAACGGCGCTATCGATATCTGAGAAACTAAGTTTATCCCCACACACAGTTAACTCTCATATTAACAGCGCCACTAGAAAGCTTAGATGCAGGAACAAACCTCAAGCCATTGCTTTAGCTGCAATTCTCGAACTCCTCTGACCCTATCAAAACTGTTAGGAGCCAAGAAATTCATTATTTTTTGCCATAGCGATTTCAGGAGCCAAACCTAATCTTCCACTGGCAGAGCAGCCCGCTCTGCTGCCTACTCTAAGGAGATGACTATGACTACTGCAGAAAGCTTCATCAAAAACTTCATTGATGACAATTTTGAAAACCCTGAAGTACAACAACTCTACAAAGAAGCTAAGCTAGGAGAGGACTCTTTCAAAGACAAACTTGCAGAATCTTACCTGCAGCTTTACAGCCACAAGCAGTCGCAGGAGGTATTCTACAGCAGCGAGAAGCAAAGCTATATCACTGGTGGAGGTGGATCCAGTCTATTTCCAATCACCAAGGATATTAACTTCGGAATAGCATCATTCCACATCGTTGTGAATCAAACGAGCAGCGACGGATACTCTGTCGATGTCACCTCAAAGATTCTGGGTTTTAGTGTCGGCACATCCCGAATGTCATTCGAGAATGGAACTCTTCATCGCGCAGAAGAGATTGGAGGCAGCTCTCTCGGAGCAAGTTACGATGTGAACTTGAAAGTTATTGGTGGATTTGGACTCCAGCTTGAAGCGCACGTATGGGTTAAGATTCCCATTGCGGGCAGAAAGTCCATTGATTTCGGCCCAACCTGGGTTATTTAGTCAGCAGTGAAGAAGACCCCATCAGGCAAATGGTTTGGTGGGGTCATCAAGAATTAAGTCCCTGCAGCACAGGCCAAGCGCTTCCGCTCGTAGTCCTGCTGGTGTTTTTTCAGCTCAGGAAGAGGACCATCCATATCGGCCTGCACCACTATGTCGGACAACACCCATCCCAGTGCCTCATAGGCCTTGAAACAGGTTTCACTGGCGGTGCTGCGGATACCAGGGCGGTACCGGTCCAGATCACCAAAAACCTCAGTCACCTGGTCAACACTCGAGGCCTGCAACGCGTCCAGCATCCTCTGGTGCAGGTTGTCCATCAGTTCGACCTGGGCGGCCGAGTCAGCCATCGCAACACACGAGACCATCAGTCCGACCGCAGCGGTCATTCCCTTGAGCCAGTTCATACGTCCCTCTCTTCACAGTGGGGCCTTCGGCTACGACCGAAGGCCCATTCAATCAATGCCCCCTGAGAGCGCACGCCAACCGCAGCAGGTCCAGTTGATCCTGCTCGCTCATCTGGCTAAGGCAGATCAGCAGGGCGGTGAGCACGATGGGGTCGATGGGCCTATACATTGGTCTACTCCTTTGACAGGCCACCCGGCGACACGATGTCACCGTGATAGCAGCCCGGGAGTACCCCATTCTTCACATAGGCCCGCGTGCCAGAAGCAGAAATCCACGGTAGGTCGCCCGGGATTTTTTTTCCCTGCTGGCGAGGTGTCCTATTTGCTTGTACGACGCGACTCAGTTGACTCTGAGATACCTCGCCCCACCCGTAGGTACGCTATTCGGTCTTCTTCCTCCATGGACTTCATGTACCTCAGCACATCAAGTTCCTCCTGACTGAGTGACTCAAGCTCTGCAGGCTGGCGACGCCCAGTTATAACGTAAAGCACATCAGCGCCAAGCAACGAGGCCCTCAGTAGATAGGCCGCGTCAGGGCTGCGTTCGCCTTTCTCATATGCCAGTTGGGTGTTTTTCGACACACCACACTGCTCGGCAAGTTCGGTTTGGCTCATCCCCAACCGCTGCCGCTCTTCCTTCAGGCGTTCGCCTATGGTCATAAAAGTTGGACCTCAAGCGTTGACATTACCTGCTTTCAGGGACATCATCGCCTTGCATTCACACGAAATCACACGAAACGAGACTATGCACAACGCCTACCCCACCGAGCAAGCGTGCGAGAAAGCGCGCCAGCATCTGGCGAGCCAAGGGCTGTCGGCCAGGCAATGGGCGGTGAAGAACAACCTCACCCCCTCGACCGTGTACGCCGTCCTCAACCGGCAGAAGAAGTGCCTGCGCGGCGAAGCCCATCGCGCGGCTGTCCTTCTCGGCATCAAAGACGGCGTGATCGCACAGTAATGGCCACCGCACTGGGGGGACACCAGAAGATGAAACGCCCGCTCCTAGAAACGCGGCGCCAGGTGGTCAGCGCGATCATCGGCGCCTACCCCGGCGGTCGCGAATGCGCCGCTGCCCGCCTGGGCCTCGACCTGAAGAAGTTTGACAACCACGCCTACGAAAACGCCGGCAGCAAGCCGCTCAGCGACGACCAGTTGCTCTTGCTCGAGCAGGAAACCGGCACCAGCCACTTCCCCGAGTACGTCGCACACCTGTATGGCGGCATGTTCGTGCAGATGCCCGATCCAGCCCAGCTGGACAACCTCGACCTGTACGCCAGGGGCGTCGCCACCGCCATCAGGCGCGGCGAGGTCGACCGCATCATCGCCGAGGCGCTACGCGACGGAGAGATCGACGAGGCCGAACTCGCCGAAATCATCGTCGCCCACCGCCAACACCTGGCCGCACGACATGCCGAAGTCGGCGCAGTGATCACCCTGCACCGGAGGGTCAAGGCGTGAGCGTCTACAAGCTCGTCTGCCCCTGCTGCCACAGCCGGATGCGGATCCGCTCCTCCGAGGGCCAAACCCCGTGCTTCCGCTCGATGTACGCGCAATGCACAAACGCGCTCTGCGGCGCCACCTTCACCGGCTCCCTGAGCTGGGACTACCAGCTCAGCCCCTCGGGCCTCGAGCGGCCACTGCTGGTACTCCCCATGGCGCCTTCGAAAACCCGTCAACTGGCACGCCGCGACCTCGCGGCCGCAACCAACCAACTGGACCTGCTGGATCATGTGGAGTGCATGCAATGAACGGCACCAACGACTACCGCAGCACCATGCAGCAAGCCGCCGCAGCGTACCTGCTGGCCAACGCCAACCAATATCTGTCCTCCGGCTCCGACCGGTTGTTCGATGCCTGTGTCAACCATCTGGCCAAAGGCCTCGAGGTTCCCCAGTTCATGGCCGAACAACTCGCCCAGCGCGCGTGGGATGAAGTCTTCGCGGGGCCAGACCCTATCTGGCTGGGTATCGACTGGGGCCAGGGAGACGACGAGGTGGTCTACCTGATCGACACCCGCAGTCACTGTCGCTTCCCGATCCCGGCCCGCTATCTGCCCGCGCACCTGCTCAAACAGCGCCCCCAGCACACCCAGTAATCCCTGAAACACGCCCTACCCACTCCACTGCCGTGGGTTTGGGGAAGTTACGCCCAGAATTCGAGGTATCACCGCCATGAGCGGCCACATTTCAATCACCGTCGAAGTCGACCAGAACCAGGCTGAGAAGTACCTGCTCTGGCTGGTCAGCCAGTACGAAGCCGCCATGGCCGAGTGCTGGTACGACGGTCGCTACCGCTATACGCCGCAGGGCCTGCGCGGCAAGCGCATCCTCGAGGATCGCCCACACATTGCCGGCATCTGCCGGACCATCCGCGAACTGCGCAAGCAGATTCGGGGGCGCGCATGAAGGAAATGGACCGCGAACTCAAGGCCGACGTGCTGCGCCGCCTGCAGGATCAGTACGGACTGACGCCGATCAAGGGCACAAAGTACATGCGCAAGGGCGAGTGCCCGACGTGCGGCAAAAAGGAGCTCTACACCCTGGTCGACAGCCCCTGGTTCATCCGCTGCGGGCGCGGCAAGTGCGGCGACACCTGGCACATCAAGGAAATCTACCCGGAGCTCTTCGACGACTGGAGCAAGCGAGCGCCGGCCACCGACAAGGAACCCGCCGCCTCGGCCCGGGCGTACCTGGCACATGCCCGCGGCTTCGACTTGACGCTGATCGATGGCTGGTACAGCCAGGAAAACTACTGGGACCGCGACCTTGAGATCGGTAGCGCGACAGTACGCTTCCCGCTGAAGAAAGGCGGCTACTGGGAACGCCTGATCGATCGCCCGAGCCGCTTCGGCAAGAAGAAGGCGCGCTTCAAGCCGGGCGACAGCCCGCGAGGCGTCTGGTGGTGCCCACCCAGCGTCGACCTGCAGGAGGTGAAGGAGCTGTGGATCGTCGAAGGTATCTTCGACGCCATCGCACTGCTGCACCACGGCATCGACGCCGTGTCGGCCATGAGCTCCAACGCCTTCCCCGAGCAGTCTTTGCGCGAACTCGCGACAGCCCGTGGCCGCAAGCTGCCGAAACTGATCTGGGCGCTGGACAACGAACCCGGCGCCCACAGGTACACCCGGCGGTGGGTGACCGAGGCACGTGCCCTGGGCTACGTCTGCGAAGCGGCCCAACTACCGCAGCGCAACAACCGCAAATTCGACTGGAACGACCTGCACCAGCGCTGGATGTTCATCGATGACGCGGCCGAGCGCGCCGCGCAGATCGAGAAGGACCTCAAGACCGCGCGTCATGAGGGCGCGCTGCTGATCGCCGAGAGTGCCGCCGAGAAGGCCCTGCTGATGTACGACTGGGGCAAGCGCGGTGAATTCCACTTCCGCTTCGCCAACCGCCTCTACTGGTTCAAGCTGGATATCGAGAAGTTCAACAAGGCCATGCAGAGCCTGGAGGACAGCGACAACCACGACGACCAGTTGCTCAACCAGAAACAGATGCGCGACAAGGCCCTGCAGCAAGCCGGCGGCGTCGTGGAAATCGCCAACTGCTTCCCCCAGGCCCTGTACTTCCAGCGCAACGAGGTCACAGACGAGAGCTGGTACTACTTCCGCATCGATCGCCCCGATGACGAGAGCGTGAAGAACACATTCACCAGCGCCCAGGTCGCGGCGGCCAGCGAGTTCAAGAAGCGCCTGCTCGGCGTGGCGGCCGGGGCGATATTCACCGGTAGCGGCGCGCAGCTCGACCAGATCATGAAGCTGCAACTCACCGGCCTGAAGACCGTGGCCACCATCGATTACCTAGGCTACAGCCGGGAGCATGCCTGCTACGTTCTGGGCGACGTGGCGGTGCGCGGTGGCGTGATCGAAAAGGCCAACGCCGAAGACTTCTTCGAGTTCCAGAAGCTGCGGCTGAAGACCCTGCAGCGCTCGATCAAGCTGCAGATCGCCACCGACGCCAAGGACTACCGCCCGGAGTGGCTGGACTGGCTGTGGACCTGCTTCGGCGCCAAGGGCCTGGTGGCGCTGGCGTTCTGGTTCGGCTCGCTGTTCGCGGAGCAGATCCGCGCCGAGTTCCAGTCCTTTCCGTTCCTTGAAGCCACCGGCGAGGCCGGTGCCGGCAAGTCCACGCTGATCACCTTCCTGTGGAAGCTGCTCGGCCGCGCCGACGAAGAAGGCCAGGACCCGTCGAAGATGACCAAGGCGGGCCTGCGCCGCTGGCTAACCCAGCTGTCGAACATGCCCATGGTCATGCTCGAGGCCGACCGCAGCGACAACAGCCGCGCCGGCGGCGCCGCCAAGTCCTTCGACTGGGACGAGTTCAAGCCGCTGTTCAACGGCCGCGCGTTGGGCGTGACCGGCCAGAAGACCGCCGGCAACGAAACCTACGAGCCCCCCTTCCGCGGCACCCTGGTGATGAGCCAGAACGCCACGGTGCAGGCCTCCGAAGCGATCATGACCCGTATCGTGAAGCTGCACTTCAGCCGGCCGGAAATCACCCGCGAGAGCCAGGCCGCGGCCGACAACCTCAACCATCTGTCAGTGCTTGAGGTCAGCCACTTCCTGCTACAGGCGATCCGCGCCGAAGGCCAGGTGCTGGAGTGCTTCCGCGAGCGGCTGAAGGTTCACAGCGCGACGCTGCGCGGTCTGAAGCAGATTCGTATCGAGCGGCTGATACTCAACCACGCGCAGATGATGGCCCTGGTCGACGCACTGCGCCTGGTGGTGCCGCTGTCCGAGCACCAGCTCGCCTGCGCTCAGCAGACCCTGATGACGATGGCCCTGGAGCGCCAGGAGGCCGTCAACGCCGACGCGCCCGAGGTGGCCGAGTTCTGGGAGGTCTACGACTACCTCGAAAATCTCAGCGAAGAGCCGGTGCTCAACCACAGCAAGAACCCCGGAACCATCGCCATCAACCTCAACGAGTTCGTGAAGCTGGCCGCCGACCACCGCCAGAAGGTGGCCGACGCGGCAACCCTGCGCGACCTGCTGAAAGAGTCCCGCCGGCACAAGTTCATCGAATACAAGGCCGTCGACAGTGCCGTGCGTTCGGCACACGCCCGCCAGAACCCTCTCACCAACCGACCCAGCACCGTCAAGTGCTGGATTTTCCAAGCCTGACCGGCGCGGCAACGCCGGAACTGCAACCCCAAAGGAGAGACACCATGCAACCCCTCCCCCACGACTATCTGCAACTGATCCACGACTTCCAGACCAGGCAGCAGGAGAACGAGGTAGCCGGCCTCACCGCGCTGAAACGCCTGCTGCCGATCGCCCAGCGCGACAGCGGCCAGAGCGGCGTGATCGGTCGGTTCCTGCTCGGCCTGTACAACGGCCAAGCCCACCGCTTCGACCTCACCGAGCTGCGCCGCCTCGACCCAGCGCTGTTCGATGCGTGCCTGTCCGTGCTGCGCATGGACTACGCCCCGAAACAGGAAGTGCATGAGTACTTCGAAAACGGCGATGCGATCTGGCAGGACCTGAGCAAGCGCTGGGCCGCAGCGAAGCTTGCAGCATAAGGAGGCTGACTGTGGATGTGATCGACCAAGCCAACGAACGGGCCGAGAACATGGTCCAGGCCGCCCTGGCCCAGCGGACAAACACCCGCCTGGCGCCCAGCGCCCTCTGGTGCGAGGACTGCGGAGAGCAGATACCCGAGGCCCGCCGCCAGGCTGCTCCGGGCTGCGAGTGCTGCATCAGTTGTCAGGAACTGCGCGAGCACCCCGCGCGGCGCTGAAGAAGAGGCGCCAGGGAGCGGCAACTCCCTGGCGCCAACCACCCCAAAGGAGAGACACCATGCAAGCGAATCAGCCTCAAGGCGGCGGCGCCAAGGCTAGCACAACCACGTCGGCGGCTCGCACTCGCCCAGCGATGGCCAGCAAGCGGCTGGACCTTCCGAGCATCTGTGATATCTGCGGCAACGCACGTTCCACCGGCAAACACCAACGCTGCAGCCGAATTCGCCAACAGGCCAAGGCTGTCGAGTGGGCCAGCTACATGGCCAACCTGGTGGCCAGGAAAACGCAGGGAGGGCGGCGGCATGCTTAAGCGTACCCTCTACCACTTCCACTTCTGCTGCGGCCTGGGCGGCGGCGCCGCAGGCTTCAACCGGGCGCGGCCGCGGGTCGGCAACGTCGAGGCCCATTGGGAATGCCTTGGTGGCATCGACGTGGACCCGGCCGGCCTCCGCGACTTCGAGCGCCTGGCCGGCGTCCCGGGCACCCTGCTGGACCTGTTCACCCGCGACCAATACATCCGCTTCCATGGAACGGAGCCGCCCGCCGGTTGGAGGGAGGCAACCCCGGAGGACATCCGACGCGCCGCCGGCGGGCGCCGACCGGATGCCGTGTTCATCAGCTCGCCCTGCAAAGGCGCCAGCGGCCTGCTGTCGGAGAAGATGAGCCTGACCCCGAAGTACCAGGCGCTGAACGAGTTGACGCTGCGCTGCATCTGGCTGATGGGCGAGGCATGGGCTGATGACCCAGTGCCGCTGATCGTTTTCGAGAACGTCCCGCGCCTGGCGAGCCGCGGCCGGCACCTGCTTGACCAGATCAACGGCCTACTCGGCGGCTTCGGCTACGCCGTGGCGGAAACCACTCACGACTGCGGCGAACTCGGCGGCCTGGCGCAGTCCCGGAAGCGCTTCCTGCTTGTCGCCCGCCACGTCGAGAAAGTGCCGCCCTTCCTGTACGAACCAGAGAAGAAGTCGCTCCGCGCCGTCGGCGACATCCTCGACCGCATGCCGCTTCCCGGCGACATCGAGGCCGCCGGCCCGATGCACCGCGTACCGTCCTTGCAGTGGAAGACCTGGGTGCGCCTCGCTCTGGTGCGAGCCGGCAGCGACTGGCGCAGCCTGAACGACCTCGCCGTCGAGGATGGCTACCTGCGCGATCTGATCATCGTGCCGGAGTACCACCGGGGCGTCCTGGGCGTGAATCACTGGGGCGATTCGTGTGGCGTTGTCGCCGGCGCGAGCCGCCCGATGAACGGGCGGTTCTCAGTCGCGGATCCTCGC